TTTTTTAGATTAACCATATGATCTGTTTGATCCATCTAGTATAATATATATTCCTTCTTTCTTAAAAGACTTCAATGGAAAAGACCTTTCTATTTAATCGCCTAAAGACGGGGATTTAGATTGGATAAATTAGTTGCCTTAGTGTGGACTAATAGGTGTTAACATATTGAACCCTCATCCTTAAATGTCCTTGTACAAAGGTCAGGGTACTGCCTCAATTATACCAAAATAGATCAAAAAAGCAAGTAATCTTTTTAAAACTTGTCATAACCTATTATTGAGGATTAATTTATATTCCACTATATATAAATATTTACATTTAAAAATTTAGAAAGATTTATCTCCTTTTGATTATTATAATGATGTTGAATTTACATGTTAGGGTAAACTTTACGTTTTACCTCTCTTTAAAAGATCAAACTTTGATTCACATTTATCATATAAAATTTATACTATTCATATCGGTTATAATTTGTAAATTGTTTGTATTGATCCTAAAGCTAAAATTGAACCATTATCCAAAGATGGTTAATACTTTGGGAATTTCTTTGTAAGAAGATAATTCCTATAGTATAGTCAAATGAAATGTTTAGCTATGGATTTTAAAAATCAAAAAGATCAAGATGCAAAATTTTAAATGATTTTATCATCATGTACAGCTTATACTACTGAAGGAAAATCTTTCAGAGACTTTAATGACCCTTATGGTGAATGCTTAGATGAACTTCACATGGGCTCCAAAGTATCTAATGAAGTATAAGTATAACGTTAGACTTTAGATAGATTTTATAAATAAGCTAAAGCTTTTTCAGGTTACGAAACTAAAGGACCTAAGACTTTTAATGAGTTAATACATTCAAATACATAAGAACTTTTTGTTCTTATAGGTATGTTTGTATATACTAACAGAAGATACTTAGCACTTTTACTTGACCTTTATCTAGCGTTGTTTTCATAGCCTATATAAGTACGAGGTTTTGAAAGTCATATTTCCATTCATTAGGAAGATGAAAAATATTATGCATTTGAAGATCGATCATAAATAGCTATACCCACCATTGAGTTTTTCGACTATGAAGGATAGTAGAGAACATTTGCAGATGGGAAAGAAATGAAAGATTTTTACAAACAATACTGTAGTTGTGGAACTACTTATCCTAAGAGATAACTTCTAAATACAAATATAGATACACATTTATGGGCCTACGACAAATGTGTTTTAAATCTATTAGCAGGTTTAATCGGTAGATAAGGTGGTGGAAAAACCTAACCCGAACCTAGTATGTTGTCTGATTTTATAAGATTCTTTTAAAAATCAGACTTTGTTAAAGATTACATTGATAATTTTGTAACATATAGTCTTGACGATTATATGGAACATATTAGATTAAGTGATTCTAAAAAACATAAGACCTACTTAGTTTACCTGGAAAATTTTAAAAATTAACTAGTTACACCTAATGTTATGAAATAAGATATTACTTATCGTGTCTTTAGTAAGAACGGTGAATATCATATTAGCAGTGGGAAACAACCAACTAGTAAGAGATCTCGTAACATTTTTGACCCATCGGGTTATTTAAAAGTATACGGCGGTTGGATTGCTTATAACATGAAAAAGAATCTTAGTCGAGTATGCAAACATTATATAGGGGACATGGATTTAGAGAGTAAAGAGCAGGCTATAAATTAAGAATATTTAAAATTTATAGACCCAATTTTTATATCAAATGACGGAGATGCAAATGACTCCCGTTAACATGAATCCCTTATAAAAGGTACTGATTCTTATCTAATCTCATAAGTGATTAATAAGATATTTGAACGAGAACCATGGTTAAATGAATCTTAAAAAGAACGTATAAAAAACATGGTTTTATCTGATGTTGCTTATGTCATCGGCTTTGATGGTAAAGTTAAGGTCCTAAAAGCAGTTATAAGAGGAACTGTTTTTTCCGGTCATCCGACACGGACAACTTTTGGGAACACTCTCAGAGTTATTTTTTATCTCAAGTATGCATTTTATTTAGCTGGTATCACAAAATATTCCTTATTTGTTTGTGGTGATGATGTTTTAGCTATGATTGAAAGCTGCGAACTTGATAAGTTTTACAGAAACTTTTATAGAGTATATTGTATTGACAAAAGTACTCCTATGCACGGTTTAGGACAAGTTACTAAAGGTGCAATTTTTTCATAATGATATTTTTCTTTTTTGAGTCTAAATGGTCAATATGATAAGTAATATGGGATTCGATTATTTAGAAATCTCCCACGTATAATGATTACTTAATCATTTTCCGACTCAGTTTTTCCCTTTGATTAAAATCTTAAACATTTCTCATCTCGTTTGGATTTAATTAAAAGTTCCGCATCCAATTCAATCTTGTTGAGTGGTGCCGGACTAGGGTTTATTTAAGGCTTTTTAAAACATTAACCAGCTTGTGCTTAGTCGTTATAAATTTTTGATTAACACGAAACATTTGTTGGTTAACATTATAAGAGATTATAATATACACATCATACTACACCTATAGATGATGAGTTATTTTTAAATGCAACATCTAATATTGGTGATATGCAAGGAACTTCGACCTAGGAGCTTTAGTCAATTTTTACTGGTCTATATAACAATGATTACAGTGAATTCAATTAAACTATGTCTTAATCATAATTGAATTTCATTGAACCTAATCTTTATGAACATTAATATTAAACCTTTTCTAAGATGGATTGTCATCATAATAGTTTTAGAAAGGTACCAGTGAATAGTTAGAAATATCATGAGGCTTCAAAAACCATTGAAAATAACATCTATGTTAGAGGTGTTATTTCAGGTAGGAGGTAGGGTAACATTAAACGTCATAACATTAATTTGTGTGAGTTCTAATGTTGTCAATGGTTGATATCCAAAGGCGTAAAAACCACTTATTTCTAAAAATAACAAAAACAAAGCCCAAGGTCAAGGTGGAAAGAACCCAAGCTAGTCTGCGACTAGCCTTGTTGTGAAAGAAGCTAAAATAGCACAATAAGTAAAGAACTTAGCATAGAACCAAGTAGCTCTTATAAAAGAGCTTAAAAATAATAAAAAATAAAAATCTAGAAAATAAAGATAGGTTTAAATTTAAAATTATCACTCCCAATCCGATTTTCGGGGAGCAATGTCTTAAAACATTCATAGAACTGGAGTCAATAGAAGTTAAGGATGGCTGAAATAATCAGTTAGCAAACAAGACATTCTGGATTACATGAAAATGGTGTTATCACCGTTTAATTCGGAATGTGTTAGGGGGCCTAGTAAATTCTTCTAACCGACATCGATTCTGAATTACAAATTGGAGTATGATTTTACTCCTGGGACGTAGAATGCAGCCCTCTGTGTTTTACCCCATGCTTTTTCACTTTAATAAATCACAAATGGTTTTGGATTTTTTAATGTGAATAAGGACATAATTCCTGGTACAACGAGTAATTATACATTTGCTGTTGGTACTGTTACAGCACCAAACTAAGTATATGTACATCCACTAGCCGGTGGAGGTTCGGTGAACTTAAATCCTTAGGATTTAAGTGCTGCTTCATTTATGGACAGTAGTAGAAGATGGATGACTGCAAGGTGCAATGCACTTGGTATTCGTATTTTTGCAACTGGTTAATAAATTAACAGAACTGGAACACTAACTTTGGGGATTCTACCTGGATCTTCTCAAATATTTAATAATTCGTTTATACCAGTACCCAGTGCAACTGGTCTCAGGTAATACCCTACTAGTTATGAAATTAGTACTGCTGGTATCGGTGCTTAAGGTACTGACCTAATTTGGTTACCTCTTGATCCTTTAGATGACGTTTTCATTCCTGGATAAGTCTTGATCGGTTCAAATGATTTAGCTTAAGAAGCCTTTTACAGAAATTAAATGTGGGTTTTATTCAATGGTATAACAAATACTGATACCTTTCGTATAGAAGTTGTTACCCATCTTGAGTATATACCAACATTGTAGTTCGGTACTTGGTCTCCTCCAGAAGCTCCATCCTTACAACCTGCTTAACTCGCTGGCTTCTTTAAAGAAGTGAGAACCAATCTTTCAGAAGTCATTTCTGGAGATATGGGTAAGGCTATGTGTGGTGCAGCTGAATTAGGAAGAAAAGCTTCTAAAGGAGTAGCTCTCATTGCAAGTGTTCTTAATTGAACAAACAGTTGTTGAGCTACAGCGTGAAATGCTTAAAAATTTCTACTTTTTAGTCATAGTTATGTATTTATCTTTAAAACTGTGTCCGTGCGTAATATATTTGGTATTTGTATGTTACGTATGTTATTTCCTTATTGAAATTAACAATTAAAATGCCCGTCTTTATGGAGTAGAAAGAACGTAATCTTTCAACCCGTCCTCCCCACTCGTCTAATTAAGATGCC